GATTCTCGGCGCGATGATGCGCAAGCTGGCACAGGTGGCGTATGGAGTGCTGAAGTCAGGCGTGGCGTTCGATGCGTCACGGCATAATCCGGTAGCGGCGTAAAAATCGCGGAAGGGATGAAAAAAACAGCGCCTGACGGCGCTGTGTCTGGCATGCCTGCAATCCGGGAAACCGGACCAGGAAAAAACTTGCAGGCCATAACAGTATCTACATAGTCCCTGCAATAGATTGAATTAGCAAGGGTTTGTAGGCCGGATAAGGCATTCACGCCGCATCCGGCAGTAATACCAGACCTTTACGGCTTGCGCGCAATCAGCACCGCGCGTTTAGGCGCAGGATAACCTTCAACTGTCTTACTCGGATCATGTGGGTCGAGGAAATCGGACAGAGATTCGGTAACCATCCATTCAGTGCGTCGCTGCTCTTCAGTAGTGGTAACGCACACATCCACAATGCGGATATCTACAAAACCACACTTCTTCAGCCAGTTTTTCAGCGCCAGCGCGGAAGGGATGAAATAGACATTACGCATTTGCGCGTAACGATCGCCTGGTACCAGCACCGTGTTCTCATCACCATCAATAACCAGCGTTTCCAGCACCAGTTCACCCTCATTCACCAGTTGATCTTTCAACTGCCAGAGATGCTCCAGCGGCGAACGGCGATGGTAAAGCACGCCCATCGAAAAGACGGTATCAAAGGCTTTCAGTGCCGGAAGCTGTTCAATACCTAACGGTAACAAATGTGCGCGCTGATCGTTACCCAGTAGTTTACGCACCGCTTCAAACTGGCACAGAAACAGTTGCGTAGGGTCGATCCCCACCGCGAGGTGCGCGCCTGCGCCAATCATGCGCCACATGTGATAACCGCTGCCGCAGCCGACATCCAGAATGGTGCGTCCGGTTAAATCAGAAAGATGGGGCAGAACACGATCCCATTTCCAGTCGGAACGCCATTCGGTATCGATGTTGACGCCATACAGTGAGAACGGCCCTTTGCGCCATGGCATCAGGTTCCGCATAAGCGTTTCAATGCGTTTAATTTGCCCGGTGCTCAGTGGCTCTTCGCTTTCGGCGGTTACGCTATGCAATAAATCCAGACGATACGGTTTAATTTCAGGCAGAAATTCCACCGCGTTGGACCACTGCTTAAACAGCCCGTGCTGCTGCTCGCGCTGCCAGTTAGCAATCTGCGCGGGCAGCGTTTCGAGCCAGTGTGAAAGATGATTTTTGGCAATCAGAGAATAAAAGTTACCAAAGTCGATCATGCAGCGTCCTCTGCTTTTAATGCCACCAGTGAACCAAAGTTAAAGCACTGGAACCACAGCTCGCTATGCTCAAAACCGGCTTTATGCAGGCGTGCTTTATGGGTTTCCACGGAATCGGTCAGCATCACGTTTTCCAGCATGCTGCGCTTCTGGCTGATCTCCAGTTCGCTGTAACCGTTGGCACGTTTAAAGTCGTGGTGCATGTTGAACAACAGTTCACCAACTTTGGCATCTTCGAAACTGAATTTTTCCGAAAGCACCAGCGCGCCGCCCGGGTTCAGTCCTTGATAAATTTTATCCAGTAATGCCTGGCGCTCGGAAGGTTCCAGGAATTGCAGGGTAAAATTCAGCACCACCATCGATGCGTTTTCAATGGCGATATCGCGAATATCACCTTCAATGACGTCTACTGGCGTAGGGGCTTTATAGGCGTCAATATGACGACGGCAGCGTTCAATCATCGCCGGGGAGTTGTCGATGGCAATAATTTTGCAATTATCATGATGAATGTTGCGACGCACCGAGAGCGTCGCCGCGCCCAGAGAACAACCCAGATCGTAAACCTGCGTACCAGGTTGAACGAAGCGCTCGGCTAACATACCAATCATGGAAATAATATTGGAATAGCCGGGAACGGAACGCTGGATCATATCCGGGAAGACTTCAGCTACCCGTTCATCAAAGGTCCAGTCGCCCAGTCTGGCGATAGGGGCAGAAAATAGCGTGTCGCGGTGAGACATAACGTAAAAATCCGGGAAAAAGAAAGTGGCGTATTGTGCGCTAACGCAGGGAGAAAACCAACTCCCAGGGCATATACCAAAGATTCGCCAGCACCATCAGCAACAGCGCACACCAGGTGGCGCTCATGCCGGAACGTCGCCAGCGGAACAGACGGTGATGAAAACCGTAATAATGCATCAGACGACCAGCAAGCAAAACGATGCCGCAAATATGCACCATCCAGGTTTCTGCGCCATTCATTTCCATAAACAGCATCAGCACAATCGCGATGGGAATATATTCCACCGCGTTACCATGAATGCGAATAGCGCTTTGCAGTTCGCTAAAACCACCGTCACCATAGGCAACGCGGTACTGCATTCGCAGGCGAACGACATCAAAAGAGAACTTCATTAATAACAACGCACTTAAAACGGCATACAGCGCGCTTACCATACAAACTCCCTTTAAAATGGCCGATGGCACCTGTCTATGATAGGTGGCAAATTCAGAAAAGAGAAGATTGCTGTGGAATAGCCGGAACTGCTCCGATCTCTGGAAGCGTTTTACGTAAGTCTTCCCACAGGGTATGTACCAGTTCCGGGGCCTGGGCAATGTCTGGCGTATGTAAAAAAAGATAAGGCGTAGTGGTCTGATGCCACTGCGCTAATTTTTGTAACCAGACCTGAAATAATTCCCGGTTTTGCGTCATATCATCACTACCGATAAAACGGATCAGCGGATTTGTCGCCGTCAGTACAGCATGTACCGGAACTTTAGGTTTTTTTCGTTGAGCGTCGCGAATAGCTTCACTGTGTGGACGTGCTGCATGAACCGGGCGGCTGTCTAAAATCACCCGATTAACGCCGCGCTGATGTAAACCGCGATTAAGCGTTTGTTCCTCTTCCCCTTTGGCGAAAAACTGTGGATGGCGGACTTCCACACCATAATTAAATTCGCCAGGGAGAGAATCGAGAAAATGCCAAAGCGCAGGCAGCTCCCGTGGGCCGAATGTGGCAGGCAGTTGCAGCCAGTATTGCCCAATGCGCGGAGCCAACGGTGACATGCGGGTCAAAAATTCAGTCACTAAATCATCGCAATGTCGTAATGCTGCCTGATGCGAAATGGTCGCCGGAAACTTAAAACAGAAGCGGAAGTCATCTGTGGTCTGTTCACGCCAGCGCAGGACAACCTCGGGTTTCGGCAGGGCGTAAAGCGTGGTGTTGCCCTCCACGCAGTTAACATGACGGGTATTAAGGATTAACTTACTGATTTTAATAAGCCTCTGGTGTCACTTTGGTGACTATGGGGCATCATTGGGACATAATCTGTCAGCTTCTGATTCAGCATTGCGATCTGTTCTGCATTGCTGTCAGTCATCCATGCTCCGTATACATTGAATACCATCTGGGCACTTGCATGGCCCATCTGGCTGGCAATGAAGCTTGGGTTTGCTCCGGCAGATAATGACCAGCACGCATAAGTGTGTCGTGACTGGTATGCCTTTCGATGCCTGATCCCTGCACGCTTAATGGCTGTTTCCCATGAGTCACCTACAGAATCGACTTTGTAGACAAAACCTACCTGTTCGCTTTTTCTAACCACTTGAGGGTTAAACACGAAAGTACATTCATGGTTCACTGAACGTCCATATTCACGTAGTTGCACCTTGATGTTGTACTGCTTACCCAGTCTTGTCATTTCAGCCTGATTTTTCAGGACACTGATAGCGGGCTGGATAAGGTGCACAACCCTGTTTGTGCTTGCTTCAGTTTTCGGTAGAGTGAACTCACCAAGTTTCGTATAATTGCGCCTGATGGTAATTGTTCCTGCCTTCAGATCGATATCTTCCCAGGCCAGGGAGACCAGTTCACCGTGACGCATTCCTGTGTACACAGCCAATGACCACAGGTTTTTCGTCTGCTGATGTCGGCAAGCATCTATCAGGCGAATAAATTCGTCACGAGTTAGCGGATCTGGCTCTGCCCTGGCTCTTTTAAGAGGCTTAATTCCCTGGAAGGGATTTGCTTCTAAGTAACCGTGATCTGCAGCAAACTGAAACATTCCAGCGATTGTCGTCATGTAATAATTTACAGTAACGACGCTCCGTCCTTTTGCTGCTGCTTTGTTTTTCGTTGAATTCTGATACCCGGTAAGCAAATCTTTCCTGATATACAGCAATTCCTCTTTGGTTACCGATGACACCAGTCTACTGCCTCCAATTTTCGGAACCATCGTTCTTGCAACGGATTCATAGCGATTGAATGCATTTGCAGAGATTTCCATTCGTTTCAGATCCAGCCACTTTTCTTCAAGTTCCTTCACCGTAATTTCTTTTTTACTTACCCCAAAAGCCTGAAGGTTGGGGGAGTCAGGGAACTGTGCAGCATAATCAAAGCTTCCTGTGCGGATGGCAAAACATACTGATGTCCGCAGTTCCCCGGCGATCTTCCTGTTCTTGGCAGTGTCAGGGACACCAAGATTTTCCCTGACACGTTTACCTTTAAAATTAAACCAGATGCGTAATGTGCCGCCGTGGTTTTCGACGCCTGTTGGATATTTGACTTTATCCATCGATACCTCCAGACGCCCAAGAGCGATACGAGCTTACATATTTCATGATATTAAATCACCTGGGGTGTTTGTTTTTCATTGAGGCGACCCAGGCATCTATTGCTTTTCTGTTATACATACATTCACTGGAAGGCTTTGGATTACCGTCTGGTGATACGTGAATATACTCTCTTCCAACCATCCAGCATTCTTTCCGGGCCCGAAGAATTGTGCCTGGTTTGAGCCCGGTAATTGCGATAAGAACGCTTTCACAAACCCATTCATTGGGAGCCAGTTGAATCACATTGCCCATGTATTACCTCACACAACACTCAGCCCACGGCAGTGGCACCACACTTCAAACATTCGCTTCACAACTTCACGACAGTGGAAGCCGTCAACATCTCGCGTCAGGTCATAGCGATTGCCGTAACGCTGGTGGACCCATCGTTCAAATGCTTTATTCATTCTTTACTTCCTTTTTATGGCTCGTAATTTTTTCAGGTGCTTTTCCTGCTCAGTGTCCGCGAGAATTTTGCGGTACTCCTGGTGGTCAATATGTTCGAACAGGCAGTTTAACTCACCAATGCGTACCCGCCCGGATCGTCCGTCCATCCGTCGAAAGAACACTGAGTGCTCAGTGATGCGAGTAATCACCACGGGGTATCCGGCTCTGTCCGTGTATATCTGACCGCGTTGAATCAAAGCGAACATGTGGTTATCCCCATCGACAAATCGAGAACACAACAAACGCTGCTGCGAATACCACCCCCAGAGTTACGATTGCATCAGGCCAGCTCATTGATTCACCTCCTGCCTGTCGTCCGGCATTCGCTCACTACAGCTTATCCAACCATCCGGAGTTACCGGAGAGTTGCCCGATAGTGCATTCTGCTCCAGTGATGCTTTTACAAACCACGCTGCCTGAACTATAACGCCATGAATCCAGCGCAAATCAGCATCGCGATCTTTCTTTTTCATCTTTTCGCCACTTAAGGCCTTGCTTATGTGGCTGCGTACCAGGTCTTCATGTAATTCCTTCGCCTCCTCAATGGTGAAACCACCAGGCAGAAGAGCCGGAGTTACCGGAGAGCTGGTTGACGCTTCCGGGATTTTCCGAAAATTATTGGTTGACGAATCTTTATTTTCCCGAAAGTTTCCGGACTGAAGCATGGCTTCGCGGCAATCGTTCCAGCCTGTAGCGTATGCAGCCGCTTTGCTGCTGCCTTCAACTGGCGCATCCTGCCAATACATTTCTTCCGGCACTATCGGCGCTGGAGGGGCGGCAAATAGATATCCGCCAAAGTCAGGAAGCTCTCTAATGGCCTGTACGAATTTTTGTTTGCCTGCGTCAACTCCTAATGGGTAATGAGCTATAATCTTTGCCACCGGCTCTGCTGCCAGTGATGCCAGCGCAATCCGTGCCAGCTCTTCCGCTTCTTCTGCTGGAAGCACAACGTTGCTACCCGGTCCGTATGTTTCGCGCCACTGCTTGATTGTCAGCAGTCGCCCTTTGGTAATAGTGATCATGCCGCGTTTCCTTCTTTCTTATTAACAATCACACCGTCATATATTTCATTAAGGTGCCCTCTCAACTCCATGCGCCTTAATGCAGATAACATGTAATCGCATTCAACCTGCTTATTCCCAGTAAATGGCTTATCGTCAGGATTACCCCAACAGCAATTACCCCTGGGCCATCCATGTACTTTCCGTACTCTTCCGTTAACAACGTGAAGTAATCCCCAGCCGGGAGGTAAATCCTCAACTGAAATAATTTCCGGCTCACTAATAAAGAATCGCCAGTCGCCCATGCCAAGTGAGGGATTTTTACGGAAACGCTTTTTTCTATCTGCCAACAAGTCAGCACGAGAACACTTCGCCTCTATCAGGCATGATGCTGAATTTCTGAATCCCATAGCATCTGGCTGTTCTCCGGTACTGGTTACAGCAACAAAGCGGTCATGAAAGCAAACCTTGAACCCGTTGCGCTTAAGGAACTTGTACGCAATCTGACAGAGTTCGTGGTGTGTTAACGCCATATCACTCTCCTTTGATGCGAATGCCTGTTGCAATGCTGTTTATGATGCTGTCAGTGCATGGGGTAGAAAGCTGGGCATCTCCAGCAATTTTCATGACCTCAACATCTGCATATCGAATACCGAGGTGTATCAGACCGGCTATGCCTGACTTAAGCCGAGCATTTTCCATAAATAGAACTTTTGCCCGCTGTTTTTCTGCTTCAAGCTCAACGCGCAGCTTCCCTACCGTTAGCGCAATATCCTCGTTCTCCTGATCGCGGCTTTTGATGTATTGCAGGTTTCTTTCCCGTTCATCCAGCAGTGCCAGCACGGTTTCTGGTCCGGTCAGAAATTTGAAGGCGTTGAGCGCATCAATATCCACACCGTAATCTTTAAGTTCCTGTTCACTTAACAAGTCATCATCAGCTGGCAACATTAACAGGCGTTCCATTGCTGGAATTGCACGTTCCGCCACCTCACGCAGTGCCTGGTAATTAATTTCGCTCACTGGTTGCCTCCTTTGCGAAGCTGGGCAGCAAAGTCAACTAACCACTCAGTCATTTCAACCTTCCCTACCAGGTCTGAACCAGGGTACATACAGCAATCACTCTGCGCCGCTTTGAAATCCTTATACTCATATTCTTGGGCCACCAGATTTTTTGCAGCTTCTATAGCAGCATCCACCCCCTGCGCCCGGACTTCAGCCAGGAAAGCATCAGTGGTTGGCGTTTCAGGTATCTGTCTCCTCATCCGTTCTATTGCATGATTGAACCCGAAGTCTTCCGCGAGAGATACGTCATCCATATTGTCATTGTCATCTTCAATATCCCGTGATTCTGGAATTGCAGACTTTATTCCCGCATTCTCCGCTGCCAGCGCCGCGCACTTGGCCTCAAGAGCGGCAACCACTTCCTGATGGTCTTTGTACTTAACGTATGAGCCGGAGATGTCATCACCTTCGGTGTTTAGCCATGCGTCATTGCAATTCACTGCGTAGGTTCTGATGCTCATGTTGATGCTCTCCCGCCCCTGACAGACGCCAGGCCAGTCAATAAAGTATCCGCAATGCCTACCCTCAGACGTGCGCGCAGGATAAATGCCGTTATGACCCGGCAAAATATATGCTACCCATTCATCTTGCGTTGCCTGTTCCGCCGCCTCGCGCAGTTCTTGATAGTCAATCTTGCTCACTGGTTGCCTCCTTTGCGAAGCTCAGCGGCGAAGGCTACTGCGTGATCATGATGTTCAAGCGTGTATGCACACTCCGCAAACATCTCCACGCCCTGCGCCCGTACTTCAGCCAGGAAAGCATCGGTGGCTGGAATGGGCTTTTGTGGTGATATAGCAATGCGAATTGTCTCAAGGTCTGGATCTGTTTCCGCTGCTGGCACCTTGATATAACCCATCTGCACCCCATTCATGATGAACCTGCGACGGTCATCACATATCGCCTTTAGCCCCGCATTCTCCGCTGCCAGCGCCGTGAAATTACCCTCCAGCTCTGCAATGCGCTGTTTTGCGGCATCAAGTTCAATCGATAATTTTTCCAACTGCTCTTTATGCTTCTTGTATTCCTGATATGCGTGCCAGGACTGACCTTTGCGCACACTATCAGTAATATCAGTAATCTGTTCTGGTGTTAGAGTGGTCAGTGGCTGTGCTGGGAAAATCAGCACTTTCCCGGAATCCCAATCAAAACCAGCGTGAATTGACTGAACTTCAACTGAGGGTGTTGAACCAATGCTGCCAGGCGAATGAACAACGATCGTTACATCCATATCGCGACGATGGCTGTGGTTGTTGGACAAAATACGATTCACCAACTCAGAAAATTTGGAAAATTTCATGCTGATTCCCCTTTCTCTGCTCTCTCCTGTCGGAACATCACTATCACTGGTTGAACATAACACTTAGGGGATTGCTGTATCCAAACGGCAGATTGTTTACGCAGTACAGAATCATTTTGTTTTTTTCTCCAGTTCGTACTATTAACCCATTCCACAATAACCGTGATAATTCATTACTGATAGAAGTTGCGCTTCTTCCAAGTGCGAGGGATATATCTTCTCTACTGCAATCTGGATTTTCCTGGATATGCTCGATAACGGTCATGTGGTCCCTTTTACTTAATATCTGTTTCGGATTGCATGCCATGAGTATTCATTTCGTTAATAATTTCATCCAGAAGGATTTCAAGCCCTTCTCGACCCATATCTGAAAGAATGAAACCTTTATCAGGGGAAGTAGTGAGCATTTTCTGATAAAGAAACAGCGCTCTTCCCATTCCTTCAGCTTCGCCGTATTTTTGAATTAAATTCCATTCAATATACTGTTGTAAGGCAAATCGAATGGGGCCGGGATATATCGTCATAAACCCATACATCCCGTTATATACCACGGCGTGTTCAGTTGTTCCGTGTTCATTCAAGATATCAATTGTGCCGTTCTTGTCTTCTTCTTCGTTGATGAATGTCGTCACATACAACCATCGCCACTGAGCAACCTTCATCTCAACCGGAAGTTTACCCAGTAATCCTGCTTCGTCGGCTTGCGCCAGACACTGAAGGATACGTAAACCTCGCACATTAGGAGTATCGAATTCTCCGGCATCCAGACGACGTATGGCGTCGTGATAATCAATCGTCATACTGCCAGTTCGTATACCATTGGCTGTTGCTTCAGCCTGGAATTCATCGTATTGCATGATATTTATTCCTCATCTTCATCTTCATCTTCATCTTCATCTTCATCTTCATCTGCTGGTGCAATAACGTCATATCCTGCCCTTTCTGCAATAAACAGGAATGTTGAAAGAGTTCCTACAAGTTCATCGTCATGAACATGGCGAATGAATATTACTTTCCCGTTTTTGATGGTCAGCAATACTCTGGTTTGTTCGTGTTCTGCTGTTTTCTGATGCATTATTATCTCCCGTATGCTTTACGCAGAAATAAGCAGGCAATATGCATGTAATTTTCACCGTATTGTGCAATAAGGCAGGCGGTCTTGTGTGATGCCATATTCTTTATAAAAGTCACAATAAAGCCTCCTGTGGATTAAGGTTGTAACAATCCCCGGCGATAAAACCGCAATAAACGTTCAGGGCATATTTGTTGTTATTGCGCTAATTCTTTTTCGGCAGCAGCTTTTGTATACTCACATGCAAAACTCAGAATTTCGCTGCCGAGTGTTTTCGTTTCGTGATTACTGGACATATGTAATACCTGTGTTGCATGCAATAAATGATAAACATTTACCGCAAATGAATCAGGCTCCAGACAAATGCCTTCGTAATTATCTTGCTGTGAGGTTGTTTCTGTCATTGCTCCTGAAGTGCATGCGAGCCTGTTTTTGACAATTCTCTTTTCTCTAATCACTATATCGGCAACATCTATTGCCTTTACAACCTCCGGGAGAAGTTCCGGGTTTGTATAATCAAAGTCATCAACATGGAGAACAGTTATGTTTTCGAACTTTTTCATGGCTTCCTCAGCTGACTTATATGTCCTGCTATATAGCGAGTCTCAGAAGTGTTTTCATATTGAGACTGTTTCCGCAATGATTGATAATCAGTTACCGGATGCTTATCCGTGTCCGGCGCACGACCACACGTAGCCGCGTGTTGGTCCCCATTTTCAATTCAGCTCTCAATGGAGGATAAATGATTAACGCAGAGCAACTCGAAAAAGAGATTTCAGAACTCAAAAAAGAATTAATTTGGCACAAAGTTGCTATCTCCGCATTAATTCGTCAGGTAGTTTCACCTGAAGATAAAGTAAAGTTTATGAAGCAGTTCTCATCTTCATCAAAGGAGTTTTTCACTGACGAGGTTCATCCAGAGGCTGGATTTTGGATCCGTCAATTATTTTCGCAAGATAAGCGTAAATAGCGTCATCAATACTCGCGTCGCTCTTGAATTTAAGAGCGATGCTCTTTATATCCTCTGAAATTATTACCAGATCACCATATGTTATATTTTTATTATTGCGCGCAGTGCTTTTTTGTATGAAATCAAGCAATTCACCAATGAGACAAATATGGTAAGCATCACAGTTTTTCATGCGCAAGTATCCCCACCTGTTGGTTTACCAGTTAACAGCCACATCGGATCGCAGCCAAGAATATTTGCCAGTGGGATAAGCATACTGATAGTTGGTTCATACTCTCCGCTCTCCCACTGGATGATAATTTCTTCATCGAGATCGAGCAGCCTGGCGAGTTCGGCGGTTGTTAAGCCGCAGGCTTCGCGTTGGGTGCGAAGACGGTTGTTGATTGCAGAATTTTTATTCTGTAAAAGCATTGCTGACGATAGCTTTCTGGATATGCTATTTGTCATATCCCATGCCAGCCCTGCGCATGACTCTATATCGCTAGAGAGCGTAGCATCAGGTGTTGCTTTTGCTATTAGTGTAATGAGGCTGCCGAGGTTTTTCAGTTCTTCGAGACAGTCAAGAGTTGTAGCTTTATTGATCATGAGATGATACCTCAGTTACGAACTTTGTTTTATGGTAACTAAGGTATCAAGGTGTGGCAAGTGATTTTTGATACTTTGGTTTCTTTTTGTGTTTTGTGTTTTGTGTCTGGTCAGAAAATATCCCACCTGGCATCAACCACAACACCTACTATTTCGCAATCATTGTCCATTTCTATGATTGGATATTGTGGATTAAGGGGCTTTAGAAACGCCTTTCCCATGTCAGAAATATATTTTTTGAATGTTGCTTCATTGGTGGATTTTTTTCTGGCGATGACGTAACACCCTGAAAAAACTTCTTTATCTGGGTTGACAAGGATCGACATTCCTTCAGGAAATGTTATTCCTACGGGCGAAGTCATTGAGTCTCCGTGCACTTCCAGCCAGAACCCCCTCTCACCAGCGTATTTTACAGAATGCCTCCAATTATCCTGATCATACATGTTGTAGTCATCACCAGAAGTTGCGAATAATCCTGCCTGAACCCAGTTAATTACAGGGTAAGAGTGTGCTGTGTCTCTCTGTGGGCAGCTCTTAACATTATTTTCCCAATGCTTATCTTTTTCATCTCCGTTCTGAAGCCACTGCGGTGAACACCGCAGTGCAGCTGCAACTTTAAAAAGGGTGTCACCGTTGAAACTTTTTGTAAGGCCTTGCTCGGCTTTACTGATTGCAACTCTGGTGATCCCAGCTTTTTTAGCCAACGCATCTTGTGTTAACCCAGCTTTTTGCCGTGCGTTGATGAGACGTTCACCTAAAGACTTCATTTTTCTTCTCCTCTCATGGTTGTTGATACTAAAGTAACAGAATTTCTTGATACTTTGGATTCCTGTGGTTAACATCGTTGGATAACAAAGTATCTGGTGTGAGACTAAAGAATGACCCTTTATGAAATATTAAAAATTCAATTTAAAACCAATGCCGCTATTGGTCGCAGGTTCCCAAAGAAAGGAAGGCCTCGTGGCAGTCAAGGTGTTGGAAAGTGGAAAACGCGAGGTGTTCCGGAGGATGTTGCCATTCTTTGTCATTTGGATCCGAGCATTCCATATACACACCCAAGCCTAGCGCACACGGAAGATGGGAAGTGATGGTGGTGATATGAGCGAAAAAATAACTATTAAATACGATGGGACAACCATTTCGATTGCCCCGATCACATTAGCGTTCGCTGAGAAGTTGTTGGTAAGCCTTAAAGGATGCGAACTGCATTCTACCTTCGGCATTGATTCCAATGCCTTCGCTTGTACACCAGGTGATGAACTCGGCTGTATCCGCTTCAACTTTAATAACTCGTTGCCCGCCTCTTTCGACACGCTTAATCAATTTTTCAGCGTCGTGTTTCCACTCGGTGTAACTGTCGGAGAGCACATCAGCATCAGTAAAAATATTTTTGAGCTCATGATACTGAATCGCATCGCGAAACCAGAATAAACCAACGGCCTGAACTTTCATGTCGAACCTCCTTTGGTTCTTTTGTTTATAGGGATCAAAAGGATAACTGAAGGAAGGTTCGGCACCAATAAGTACGAATGTGCGGAATCTTAAAAGAATTTATCCGTAAGGAGATGGCAGTGAACACCGCAATTTTTAACGACAAAGCATCCATGACCAGCGTTGAGATCGCAGAGCTGGTGGGTAGTCAGCACTCAGATGTTAAACGTAGTATCGAACGCCTGGTTGCTAAAAACATCATCCGGAAACCGCCAATGGCTGTTTCCGAGAAAATCAATAACTTAGGTTTTAAAGTTCAATATGAGCATTACCTGTTTGAAGGAGAACAAGGTAAGCGCGACAGCATCATTGTCGTCGCACAGCTCTGCCCTGAATTCACTGCTAGCCTGGTAGATCGCTGGCGCGAACTGGAAGAACAGATCCGTAAGCCAATGAGCGAAATCGAAATGGTTGCCGCGATGGCTCTTGAAGCCGTTCGCCAACAGAAACGGATCACTCAGGTGGAAGAAAAAGTCAGCCACGTTGCTGAAACAGTCGAGCAAATTAAAAAGGGCACTATTCGTGAGGGCTATGCCGGATATCGCCAACTGAAAGCAAAAACCGGTTTGTCAGATGATAAATGCCGCAATCTGGTGAACGCCTATCAGATTCCTACAGACACCCATGAGTTCATGACGCCGGACGGATTGTTGTCACGTCGCGCAATTGTTGCTGTGGAACCGTTTATGGCTGCTTTTTATCGGGTTATGGAGGAAGCAGAACCGCGAGGGACTCGCTGGTATCACCCGAAAATGGGGTTATTTCAGGTTATTGGTTGGCAGCGATGAAAAAAAGCCGGGAGTAACCCGGCTCACTCAACATCAATAACGGGGAGCTGTTTCGCATAAAACGGCTCCGAAACATCCAAGAACAGTTCTAAAGATATCAGCAGCTATATGATCATTTCAAGACCAAATATTGATTCTGCAATTTCGGGACGTTACACTGTCTCTGCACCTTATAAAGCGGGTGCCGGGCGTGGAAACCCGAAATTCAATATAGAGCACAACCGCGCTCATGCGGTTTTTTCGTGTCATGAGCATCGTTACGCCCAAATTATGGTGGGGCGTGCAGGGCCAACTTCGGTTGGGCCGGGTTCTATGTTGACCGGTATTTCCACCCCTGTACGTCTCACCACCTATATGGTCGTGGAAAGCCTTGGTGGTGAGTTCATTGAATTCAACATAGGGGCTGTCACCATGACTACTCTCCCAACCCAATCTCGCCCTGAAATCACGATTATCAATGGTCGCGTTGTCACCACATCTCTTGCAGTAGCTAATTACTTTACTAAACGGCATGAGCGGGTTTTAGATAGAATTAGAAACCTCGAATGTTCCGCTGAATTTACTGAACACAATTTTGTGTTAAGTGAATACACCGACGCATCAGGCCGCAAACTCCCTTGTTACCAAATCACCCGCGACGGTTTTGCGTTTCTTGCCATGGGCTTCACTGGTAAACGTGCTGCCCAGTTCAAAGAGGCATACATCAACGCCTTTAACCAGATGGAGAAGAATTTATCTGGTGCTGACGCGGTTGATATGTCAGCTGTCGCACGAAACGCCAGAGGCGTATACCTGCATTTGCGTGAAATCCATCAAATCTGGACAAGCCAGCTTTATCCAATGCTTAAGGCCGTTGAATCTCCGCTGGCTAGCAAACTGTACGACCGTGTTGGTGATGCTGTTTTTGGCGCTGCACTTGTTGATTCCAGGCTGAATGGTTCTGACAAGGAGGTTCGCCCATGATTAGTTACGAAATCATCATCTCCACTACGGAATACAGAAACGATGTATCAGTTCGCACGGATGTATCTGTCTGGCACCGTCGCTATAAATCCAGAAAAACAGCGGAACTGAAAGCGGCAGAGATGTGTGAAACCATCTCAATGAAAGGTAGCCCGGTTAAATACGTAACTACGGCGGAGGTGCGTCCATGATCCGCCACATCGTTAATTTCCTGTATCACCGATACAACCGTTGCCCCCGAGTGGGGCAGTGGTTTACCACCAGCAACGGCCTCGTTCTGCGGGTTTGCCTGGTCAATGCAGAAAGTCAGAAGGTTGTCTGCCAGGTGCAGGGGCGTACTTATACCCTGAGTTACCCGCTGGTGGCGTTTCAGTCCGGAAAAATGTTTAAGCGTCTGGGAGGTGTCGTATGAGTAGCAAGATCCTCGGTAATGTCTGGGATGCATGCGCAGCATATGGCGTCAAAGGTGCAAAACTGATGATTATGGCGCGCCTGGCTGATTATTCGAATGATGACGGGGTGTGCTACCCGGGTGTTGAAACCATATGTCGACAGCTTGGATTGGGAGAAAGTACAGTCAGAACGGCAATCTCCGAACTGGAGGCTGATGGCTGGCTGACGCGTCAGTCACGCCGCAAAGGTAACCGTAATACGTCCAATCTTTATCATCTGAATGCTGATCGGCTTGAGCAGCTTGCCAGAACTGAGCGGGATAAGGTTGCAGAACTGAAACAGCAGCGCAGACTTTCAGTATTACGTGACCCTTCAGATTCTGAACCTTCAAAATCTGAACCGTCAGAATCTGTATGTTCAGGCGTGTTTGACCCTTCAGATTCTGGCAAAAATACGCGTTTGACCCTTCAGAATCTGACTCCAGATCCACAAGGTTTAAAACATGAACCACCAGTAAATTCAAAACATGAACCGCAAGATATTGGCGCATCCGCTGACGCGTCTGCACCAGCGCGTTCTGCCCGACAGGAATATTCACCGGAATTTGAACAGGCCTGGCAGGAATATCCCAAACGTGCTGGTGGCAATTCCAAGTCAGCAGCCTTCAAAGCCTGGAAAGCCCGTATCAGGGAGGGAATAAAACCGGAGACCATGCTTGATGGCGTGAAGCGGTATGCCGCCTGGGTACGTGCTACAGGAAATACCGGCACACAGTTCGTGAAGCAGGCTGCGACGTTCTTTGGACCCGATCGTCACTTCGAAGATTACTGGCAACAGCCAGCCGCTCACGGAGGTGGGCGACAGCGACAGGTCGATGTCCTGGCTGGCCTGGGAGCCATGTCTGACAAATTCGGTAAATCCAGTAACAAATTGACATTCTGAGGTGACAGCGATGATGACGATTGACCAACGTGAGAAACAAACAAGACTACAGGCGCGAATGGATGAGTTACGGGCAGAAATGGATGAGTTACGGGCAGAGATTGCATTTGCTCAGAAGGGCGAAAAGCCATGGCCTTATCGTTCCTGCCTGATGCGTGAAGGTCGCGGATATTGCGAAAAACACGGTAAATATCGTACGCATATACTGGTGTGGATCGATCGTAATGGCGAGGACAGAGAAAAAATTTCATGCTGCCCTGACTGCTTGATCGCTGAGGCCAGTGATTTGACCATGGAACTGTCGTCCCTCAAGGCGGAAGAACTGACTGATAACGCCGGAATTGCTCTGCGTTTTCGGGACTGCGAGTTTGATAATTATCTGGAGGTTAATCCTGACGCAGCCAGAAATCTTGCGGCCTGTCGCCGCTATGCGGAGAACTGGCCAGATATGCTGGAGAACGGTACCAGTCTTGTTATGACCGGCAGTTGCGGTACCGGGAAAAATCATCTGGCGGTATCAATGGCAAAACACATCATCCGTAACTATCTGGCCAGTGTGGAGATCACCGACGTGATGCGCCTTACCCGGGCTGTGAAAAACTGCTGGCGGAATGACAGTGAAAAAACAGCGGATGACGTCATTGAGCATTATGCGTCACTGGATTTGCTGATTGTCGACGAAGTCGGCGTTCAGTTTGGCAGTGCGGCTGAAATGGCCATTTTGCAGGAAATTATCAATGCCCGGTATGAGGGTATTTTGCCAACTATCCTGATCAGCAACCTTTCACCGGAAGAATTGTGGGCGTTCATCAGTCCCCGGATTGCCGACAGGATCACCGATGGCGGGCGCAACTGGTTGTCGTTTAACTGGCCCAGCTACCGTTCTCGTATCGGAGGTGTTGCCGCATGACCAGCCAGAACACCCCGGCATGGCGTAACGATGACCTGGAAGGCGCTGTCATCGGTGCGTTTTTTCTGCGTGGGGCCGATCCGGAAGTGATGGATATTCTGGCCACACTTCCGGCGGATGTATTTTTTGTGCGTCAGTACCGGGATATTTACGCGGGGATTTGCAGACAGGCTCGCATATCCGGCGTCATTGACCCCGTACTGCTGTGCAATGAGATGCCGGAACTTGCCCCGGTGATTACCGACACCGGACGCAAAACCTGGGTGAAGTCTTCACTGGAGCACTATGTCGCAGCGTTACGGCGCAATGCCGCACTGCGCGATGCAGAAAAAACACTGACTGAAGCATTACAGAATTTACGTGATGCGTATACCTGTGAAGCAGCCGAGGATGCCCTGAAGGATGCGCAGAACATGATGGCCTCACTGTCGACCGGAAAGGGCGTCATTCAGCCGGTTCACATTGATGATGTCCTTCCGGAAGTGGTCGACCGTGTTGAATGCCGCAATCAGGGACTGGAGAAATCCAGGGCGCTGATGACCGGTATTGATGAACTGGACGCAAAAACGGGCGGTATGGAGCCCGGAGACCTGGTATTCATTGCCGCCCGTCCTTCGATGGGGAAAACCGAACTTGCGCTGGACATCATCGACAAGGTGACTGAGCAGGGGCATGGCGTGCTTCTGTTCACCATGGAGATGGCGAACATCCAGATTGGTGAACGTATGGTGTCTGCTGCCGGTGGAATGCCGGTATCCCGTCTTAAGTCTGTTGCCCGTTTTGAAGATGAAGACTGGGCGCGTTTCTCGCAGGGCGTGGGACGAATGACGGGGCGTAATATCTGGATGGTGGACCAGGCAAACCTGACCATTGATGAGATATGTGCAACCACGAAGCACCACCGGATGAAACACCCGGAAACGGCGCTGGTGGTGGTCGATTACCTCGGCCTGATTAAAACCCGCAGCACGGGGCGTCACGACCTTGCGGTGGGGGAAATCTCAAAGGGACTTAAAAGCCTGGCAAAATCCGGCGGTTTTCCGCTGATTGCTCTGAGCCAGCTCTCCCGCGGCGTGGAATCCAGACCCAATAAACGCCCAATGAACTCGGACCTGAAAAACTCCGGGGAAATCGAGGCGGATGCCGACATCATTCTGATGCTTTACAGGGATGAGGTATACAACCCGGNNNC